AAATACCTCAGCATATTAGTCAGACATAAAATGGCCAGTAAAAAGGCACATTTTAATTATCTACGTATGCGTAAAGTTAAGATTGACTATTATGGAGGTCGCCTAAGTAAAGAAGAACTATTGATGCACGGATGGGAACCATTTCAATTTGTTCTTAAATCGGATGTGAATGCTTATTTGGAAGCAGATGAAGATTTAATTCATTTGTTAGAAAAAAAATCTTATCATGAAGAAGTGGTGTCTGTGATTGAATCTATTATGAATGAATTAAAACAAAGAACATGGCAGTTGCGTGATTTTATATCTTGGGAAAAATTTATAGGTGGACAATAATTTAGTTATTTCTAAAGTAAATGAGGTATACTTAAAAGTTGAATGTGAAAAACATATAGCTAAAGAGTTATCGGAGTTTTTTACATTTTTTGTTCCTGGTTATACTTTTGTTCCAGCTTATAGGAATAAAATTTGGGATGGAAAGATAAGACTTTTTGATTTAAGAAGTAATCAAATATATATTGGTTTATTACCATACATAGAAGAATTTTGCCAAGAAAGAAACTATACTTGGCACCACGATTTTGTACAAGACGAATATTCAGTTTACCATGCGAACAAATTTATATCACAAATTAGTCCACATTCTCGTGGACAACGAATTGAAGTCAGGGAACACCAACTCTCTGCCTATATTCACGCAATGCAAAACCGAAGAGCTTTACTCCTGTCTCCAACCGCTTCGGGAAAATCCCTCATCATCTATCTCATCTTCAGACAACTCTTAGAATATCAAAAGTTAAAAGGTCTTATAATTGTTCCAACTACTTCTTTGGTAGAACAATTATATACAGACTTTGAAGATTATGCTAACGATTCAATGCAATCTTTAGTACATAGAATATATCAAGGAAAAGAAAAAGAGTCAAGCCTTCCTTTAACAATTTCTACATGGCAATCATTATATAAGATGCCTAAAGAATATTTTCATCAATTTGATTATATAATAGGTGACGAAGCCCATCTATTCAAAGCACAATCATTAACAACAATACTCACTTCTTGTATTAATGCCAAATACCGCATAGGACTTACTGGAACGTTGGATGGAACGAAAACACACAAGTTAGTACTAGAAGGACTATTTGGCAAAGTAAATAAAGTTATTAGTACAAAAGAATTGATTGATAAAAAACAAGTTTCAGATTTTGAAATTAAATGTTTAGTATTAAAACATGCAGATGAAAAATGTTTAGAGTTAAAAGATAAAACTTACCAAGAAGAAATTCAATATCTAATTTCAAATGAATCCAGAAATAAATTCATTAAAAATCTTGCAGTTAGCCTAGGTAAAAATACTTTAGTATTGTATCAAATGGTTGACAAACATGGTCAAATCCTGTATGATATCATAAGAAACACAGAAAAGATAGGCAGCAGAAAGGTATTTTTTGTTCATGGTGGAACTGATACTACAGACCGTGAAGAAATTAGAAAAATTATGGAAATAGAAAATGATGCAATCGTGGTGGCCTCTTATGGTACTTTTAGTACTGGAATTAATATTCGTAATTTACATAATATTATATTTGCAATGCCAACTAAATCTACAATTAGAACATTACAGAGTATTGGTAGAGGCCTTAGGCAAAATGAAGGCAAAGAAATAGCAACTCTATATGATATTTCTGATGACCTTAGATATAAAAAACACATGAATTATACACTAAAACATTTCATCGAAAGATGTCGTATATATAATGATGAACAGTTCCCATATAAAATCTATAAGATAGGACTAAAAAATGTTTAGTACACAAATAATAAAATTACAAAATGGGGAAGAATTGATAGCTAATGTGGATTTGAGTACTACTGGCACATCTTATGTTTTAGAAGAACCAATGAAATTTTGGATTGATTATCGTAATAACAACTCTTTAGTTATTCAACATTATTTACCGGTACAATTAATTAAAGAAAATAAAATTTCTATTAACGTTAAAAACATATTAACAATAATGAGTCCTACGGAAGACTTTGTTGAATATTACTATCATACTATTGAAAAAATTAAAAGACTGATGAAAGCTAAAGCAGATATTGCCGAGATGACAGATGAAGAAATAAATTATATAATAAATGAATTTGAAATGGAAAACAATGAAACAGGAACATTACATTAATATTAATCTCAAAACAGGACATACTCGACTTTACTCTCTTGTCAAGCGTTTGTCAATAACTTTAGGTGGTAAACATGGCTTCTAAACCAAAACAATATGTAAACAATGCAGATTTCTTAGCTGCTCTTATTGATTATAAAGAAAAATGTAAGATAGCTAAAGCAGATAAGAAATCACCACCAGCAATACCTAATTACATAGGTGAATGTTTTATGAAGATAGCAGAAGGTCTATCACACAAACCTAATTTTATTAACTATACCTATCGTGATGAAATGATATCTGATGGTATTGAAAATTGTTTAATGTATTTTGATAATTTTAATCCAGATAAATCTAAAAATCCATTTGCCTATTTTACACAGATAATTTACTTTGCCTTTCTTAGAAGAATTAGTAAAGAAAAGAAACAACAATATGTTAAGTATAAAGCCACAGAACAAATGGGCATACTTGATGAATTTGAAATGTTAGAATTTGAAGATGGTACCACAAAACAGTTTGAACTATATGATAATATTTCAGAGTTTATTGAAAATTATGAAATAGCAAATAAAAAGAAAAAAGAAACAAAAAAACCAAAAGGGCTTGAAAATTTCTTAGGAGAGTGATATACTTATTTAATTATGAAAATAGCAATTATAACAGACCAACATTTTGGTGCTCGGAATGATTCAATCCATTTTTTGGACTTCTATGAAAAGTTTTATAAAGAAACTTTTTTTCCTAAACTATTAGAAGAAAAAATTGATACCGTTCTTATTCTTGGTGATACCTTTGACCGTAGAAAATACATAAACTTTTATTCATACAAACGTGCCAGAGAAATGTTCTTTGACAAATTGTTTTATTATAAAATGAACGTGTTTATGTTGGCCGGTAACCATGATACCTATTTTAAAAATACCAATGATGTAAACTCTGTTGACTTATTATTACGTGAATATAATAACATTATTGTAATTGATAAACCAGATATCATTTATGTTGGTGATACAAAGATTTGTATGTTGCCTTGGATTTGTCCTGAAAATTATGATGAATCGATGGCAACAATAAAAGAAACTGATGCCAAACTTTGTATGGGGCATTTAGAAATTGATGGTTTTGTTATGCATCGTGGAATGGTGGCAGAAGGAGGATTGAATCGTGAAATCTTTGGCAAATTTGATATGGTCTTTTCTGGCCATTACCACCATCGGTCTAGCTCAGATAACATTAATTATCTTGGGAACCCTTACGAGCTTACCTGGCAAGATTACGGTGATACTAGGGGCTTTCATCTTTTTGATACTGACACTTATGATTTGGAGTTTGTACCTAATCCGAACATAATGTTTCACCGTATTACCTATGATGACAAAAAAGATTCTATCACCGAAATTACCAACAAAGATTTAACAAAATATACCAACACTTATATTAAAGTAGTGGTCATCAATAAAACTAATCCTTTTCTATTCGATAAACTTATGGAAAATATCTATAATATTAATCCAATTGATGTTACCATTGTTGAGGACCATACAGACTTGACAGAAGGTGTAGAAGATGATACAATAGACCAAGCACAAGACACAATGACGATTATTGAACATTTTGTGGATGGTATCAAAGAAGAACATATTAATAATGATAAGCTGAAAACTGTAATGAAAGAACTTTACGTTGAGGCGTTGAACTTAGAGCAGGCATGATTTGTCCATATCTAGATGAAAATAAACTTTGCTCAATATATGAGTTTAGATTTAATTGTTGTCGAAGCTTTCCTAATAGAGAAACTGGAATGTTTTGTAGTGAGACTACCAGATGTGTTTATGATGCAAATGGAAACGTAGACTGCTTTAATTGTAAAGATAAATGTTGTGAACATTTAGAAATACCAGATAATACTCCTATTTGGGAGGTTGTTAAAATATTGGATATTTCTTGTGTTAAATGTAAAGAAACTTATTGTAAATGATTATATTTCAAAAACTCCGTTGGAAGAACATTCTTTCTACGGGTAATAGTTTTACTGAACTTGACTTAACCAAATCACCAAACACACTTGTTATTGGCAATAACGGTGCGGGTAAATCCACTATGTTGGATGCTTTGTGCTTTGGTTTGTTTGGTAAACCATTTCGTAAAATCAATAAACCTAATCTATTAAACTCTATCAATCAACAACAAGGTGTGGTTGAAGTTGAGTTTTCTATTGGCAAAAAACAATACAAAGTAATTCGTGGTATTAAACCAAACACATTCGAAGTATTTTGTAATGGTGTTTTAGTGGACCAAGATGCGAAAGCTAAAGACTACCAAGACCACTTAGAGAAATTCATTCTCAAAATAAATTTCAAGTCTTTTACGCAAGTAGTCATCTTGGGTTCCGCATCATTTGTTCCGTTCATGCAGTTATCGCCTGGTGACCGAAGAGCAATCATTGAGGACTTATTAGATATTGGTATTTTCTCATCAATGAATGGTATTGTTAAAGAAAAGATTTCTGCCAATAAATCAGAATCATTAAAAACAAAATATGATTTAGATTTGACAGCAGAAAAAATTAAACTTCAAAAAGAAGCCATTGAAGAATCTAAAAAACATAATGAAGCCGAAATTGAAAAGAAGAAAAAAGAAGTGAATGATTCTATTCATCAAAATTTTACATTACAAAAAGACATTGAATTAATCCAAAAACATATTGATGTATTAAATAAGAGAATTAGTGATAAGTTATCTATAGAAAAAAAGGTGAACCAACTGGTTCAATTGGAGTCCAAACTAGAATCTCGATTAAAAAAATTAGATAAGGAGCATAAATTCTATGAAGAAAACCACGACTGCCCAACCTGCAAACAAAGCATCGCTGACACCTTCAGACATAGCCAGCTTAGTGGAATCGATAAAACAAAAGGAGAAATCGGAGTTGGACTTAAAGATATCGAGGCTAAAATCCAAGCGACAAACAGCCGCATTGAAGAAATCCAAAAGATAGTTTTACACATACAATCACATAACAATGAAATCGTCAAACACAATTCAACCATATCAGCAATCAATACTTACGTTACTAAACTACAACGAGAAATTGAAACTTTGTCTGAACAGAAAAACTCGCTTGTTGATGATAATGCCAAACTCAAAGAACTCAAAGCAGAACTTGGAGTCTTAGTTGCTAAACAACAAGAATTGTCGGATGAAAAACAATATTTGGAATATGCCGGTAACTTATTAAAAGATACAGGTATCAAAACAAGAATCATCAAACAGTATTTGCCAATCATGAACAAGTTGATTAACAAGTACCTGACAGCAATGGACTTCTTCGTAAACTTCAATATCAATGAATCATTTGAAGAAACAATTAAGAGTAGACACCGTGATGATTTTAGTTATGCCAATTTCTCTGAAGGTGAGAAGATGCGTATTGACTTGGCGTTGTTATTTACTTGGCGGCAAATTGCCAAGATGAAGAATTCAACCAATACCAATTTATTGATATTAGATGAAGTGTTTGATAGTAGTTTAGATACAGTTGGTACAGATGAATTTTTAAAATTACTTTATGATATGGACAAAGATACAAATGTATTTGTTATTTCACATAAAGGAGACCAATTGTTTGATAAGTTCCGAAGTGTAATTAAATTTGAGAAACATAATAACTTTAGTAGGATAGCATAATGAGTGATATAATTAAATTCAATACGGAAGATGCTGTCAAAGATGGCATAGTATTACCACAACAAGCCAAAACATTTAATTTGGTTGCTGAAGATAACCCAATCTTAAGAGAAGTTATGCCTGAATTTAACTTTGATAATCCTCCAGTTAATCCCAATGAGTTTGCTTCTACTTTGGTAGAAACTTGTAAAATAAACCGAGGTTATGGTTTATCCGCCAATCAATGTGGTTTTAAACATAGAGTATTTGTAATGGGTACTGGTGATGATTATGTTGCCTTTTATAATCCAAAAATAATTTCTCAAAAAGGAGAAAGTCATTTAGCCGAAGGATGCTTATCTTTTCCTCTTTTAGGATTACATATTACCAGAGCCTCAATCATTGATGTTGAATACCAAGATTTTAATGGTGTAATTAGGCAATCTACTTTTTCTGGCATATCTGCTCGGTGTTTTCAACATGAGCTTGACCATATGAATGGAATAGTGTATACTCAAAGAGTGAAGCCAATGGCGTTACAGTCAGGCTTGAAAAAACGTAACAAACTTATTAAGAAAATAAAACTCATATAATGGCAACTCCAATCGAATTTGTAGAAGAACAATGGCAGACATGGCTTGAAAAAAATCCTTTAGGTTCGTATGAACATATTGACCAAGAACATTTGGTAAAAGTTCTCACAGAAGATTTAACATACGCATCTACTATGGATGTAAAAGAATATACTTTATATCAAAAATGGTGTGAAATTAAAGAAAGATATCCTGTACATGAGCCTAATGCTTTATCGGTCATGCTTGACGAACCATTAGAAATGGTACACCAAGAACAAAAAGAATTAATTAATCAAGTTAAATCTAATTTTTGGATGCCAAAAGAACCTGATGATTATGCCAAATTACAACCTGTTATGAAATTACATAATGGTGAGTTGGCTGAGACATGGAATGCCATAAGAACATTCTCATCAACTATGAAGAATAATTCGAATATTGGTCGTAACTTATTCTATACAATTGAAGATGAAGTTACAGAAAAATATCTTGGTGTAATTTGTATATCTTCAGATTTCTTAGATTTAACTCCAAGAGATAAAGCAATTGGATGGTCAAGAGATGTTAAGACTTCTCAAGGCATGATTAATCATACTGCAATTGGTTCAACTATTGTACCATTACAACCTCTTGGTTACAATTACATGGGTGGAAAATTGTTGGCATTGTTGTGTCTTGCCGACACAGTTCAAAAAGATTGGAAAGAAAGATATGGAGATGTTTTGGTCGGAGTTACTACTACCAGTTTGTATGGAAAAACTAAAGCAAATGGACTTTCCCAATATGATAATCTTGAGCATTGGAATTCTATGGGTTTCTCCTCTGGTTCAGTTGCTTTTGAACCAACAAGAGCAACTAAAAAAATGATATTTGATTGGTTAAAAGAAAATCACACTAAAAAATATTTTGAGTGGTGGGAAGCCAAAAACAAACAAGGACTGCCACTAAAACGTGACCACAAAAATAGGTCATTACATTTTGCTTATCCTAAACTTGGAATATCAAAAGAAATAACAAGAACTGAACATCAAAGAGGAATCTATTTTTCTCCTCTTTATAATAACACAAATGAATTTCTTCGTAAAGAGATTGGTGAAAATCAATTAATTAAATCTTTCGATACTAGTTTGGAGGCCTTAACCAATATTTGGAAAACCAAATACGCTAAAGGCCGTATATCAATGTTAAAAAAGAAGAATACAGTTTCATATGAAACATTGTTCTATGATGACTTGATATACTTGTCTTGGGAAGAAACCAAGGCAAAATATCTGCCACAAGTTGGCAGATAATCAAGTATACCATCAATATACTTGACAAACACACATATATAATGATATGATGTGATTACTCGCAATATGCGAGAATTTTTTAAATTATGAATAGGAGTTTTACATGAAGTTATCAGCAAAAGAAAAAATGTTAGTAGCCTTAAAACAACCAAGTGGTTACAACACTTTTACAGTCAAACAAGCACAACGCCGTTTTGGTATTCAAAATATTTCTGCACGTATTGAAGAATTGCGTAAAGAAGGTCATTGCATCTACACCAACACTAAAGTTGTTGATGGTAAGAAAGTTGCTTCGTATCGTTTAGGCACACCAACTAAGGCAATGGTTCAAGCTGCCTTACGTGCTGGGTACTCATTCACAGCTTAAGTCGTATCTTATGGGGTTCACTTTGAAGTGATACCCCTTTTTTTATTTTATATAATGGACCAAAAATGGAAATTTCAATCTCAAAAGAAGAATTACAAAAGAAAAGCCTATTTGTAGCCACTCCAATGTATGGTGGCATGAATCATGGTTTATACATGAAAGCCTGTTTAGATTTACAAGGCATCTGTATGCAATATAATATTCCAGTTAAATTCTCATTTTTATTTAATGAGTCCCTAATTACACGAGCAAGAAATTATCTTGTTGATGAGTTTATTCACCGTTCAGATTGTACGCATTTATTGTTTATTGATTCTGATATCAATTTTGGTCCACAAGATGTTCTTGCTTTATTAGCTTTAGACAAAGATGTTATTGGTGGTCCTTATCCAAAGAAAGCAATCAAATGGAAATCAGTTGCAACTGCACTAAGAAAAAATCCACAGATTGAATCAGGATTATTAGAGAAAGTTACTGGTGATTATGTGTTTAATCCTGTTAAAGGCACAGCACAGTTTTCAGTTACAGAACCTTTAGAAGTTATGGAAATTGGAACAGGTTTTATGTTGGTCAAACGTGAAGTGTTTGCTCAAATGGAACAAGAATA